ACAAAATACAGGAGATGTAATGAATCAATTTTTGATAGGAATCATATTAGTATTAGGACTAGGAAGTTATTGGCTTTATCAAGAGAATGTTACGCTTAAAGCAAATAATCTTGCATTAGAGGGAGCACTCGCTACCCAACAAGAAGCAATAGAAACATTACAAAATGATTTCACACTACAAACACAGCAGCTAAATGAAATGACAGTAAAAAGTCAAGCTGCACAAAGAGAACTGAATAGATATTCAGAATTTATAAGAAACTATGAACTGAGTGCTAAAATAATGGGCGACCCAGTTGAAATGCAAAGGAAAATAAATAATGGAACAAAACATATTATGGAAGACATCGAAAAACTCAGCGTTATTGTTGATGACCTCGATGATGGTCTCCAATTGCAGTCTACTGCCGACTAAACAGATAGAAGTAAGTGCGAAACCAATAGAAAGGAAGATAGTTCAACCTATCATGCCTCGTGAAATAGATTTAAGAGAAGTTCAATGGCTAACTATTACACCAGAGAACTTTGAAGAACAATTTGCTATAATCGAAGCACAAGAAGGAGAATTAGTATTTCTTGCAATGACTATTCCAGATTATGAAACAATGGCATATAATATGCAAGAATTAAAAAGATATATTACAGAACTAAAAGATGTGGTAGTATATTATAGAAAGGTAACTACAGAAGATGTTTCAGTGGATAAAGAACCTAATTAGTTTATGGGGTCTACACAACGATTCGCGTTGGTTTGAAAAGAACCCAGCAGCGCAAATGCGCTTTGAAGATGTAGAAGATTGGTGTGAAGAATTAGAAGATAGAGTAATAGAATTAGAGTCAAACTCACACCCATGTAAAGAGCTTCACGAGTTTGAAGCATATCCAGATTTAATTAAAAGAATAGAGCAGTTAGAAAACAAATGATAGATAGTGAAAAACTAATTAGTGTATTAGAACAAGGTATAGTTCTAATTGAATTTAAAAGTTTAAAAAGTAATAAAATCTATAGTAGAGAGTATACTTTACATGATAGTTTTATGCCTTTGTCAATGAAAAGTCAAGAAGGCGATAAAATTCTCTGCTATGATATAGAGTTTCAAAAAATGGAGGACATACAAATAAACACAATCCAAAAGTATGTTCCTCTAGAAAAACTTTCCTAATAAGGAAAAAGGCTCGCTTGAGCAAAAGGAGAGAAAAATGTTAGAATTTTTCGAATGGATAATAAGATGGATAGTGGTGATTCCATATTTAGTAATGGGCGCATCTTTAATAGCAGCGCTTACACCTACACCAAAGGACGACGGCTGGGTAAAGAAAGCCTACTGGGTCTTAGACTGGGTAGCACTCAATGTCGGTAAAGCAAAGGATAAATAATGGCAGAAACGGTAGCTGATAATAGCAGAAACGAAGTTCAGATAGACCTTGAAAAGTATATGAAGCTAGTTGATAAACTCGACGCAGCGGAAGACTTGATTGAGAAGATGAAACAAGACCGAGCCAGAATGAAACCTGGCAAACGTAAATTTATGGATTTATTCTTAGATGATAATGACATAAATGAGAAAGCAATCATTGGTTTTATTTCCTTCTTCTTAATGACAGTATTTGGTGTATGTGATTTAGTGACTGCATTTTTAGGTCAGGACTTGGTAATATCAGATACCATCTATACTTCATTCGTTATAGTAACATTGGGAGCATTTGGTATCAGTGAGGCTGGCAAGGCCTTTGGTAGTAAATAAAAATAGTTCTTGACTTTTGCTTAAATTTTTTATATAATATACTATATGAAAAATGAAAAAGACGAAATACAAGCGAGTAGAACCGCCTCAAACGAGGTAGAGTCTACTCGCTTTTTTGATGATGAAGAAACAGAGTGCCACATTTGTTGTAGCACTTTAGACGAAGATGGACTTTGTCCACAATACAAATGTTGGAGATAAATGAATTTATTCTACCTAGACGAAGATTTAGACAAGTGCGCTCAATATCATGTTGACAAGCACATAGTTAAGATGCCGTTAGAAGCAGCTCAGTTGCTTTGCACGGCAATATGGGTAGATGAAATGTTAGGTCATGTTCCTCGCGCACTTAATGCTGAAGAGCGAGAAGTGCTAAACAAAGAGAAAGCTGCTATTAAGCACTTACCCTTAGAGGAACGACCTCTAACTCCATACTTGCCAATGATGTATAACCACCCATGCACAATATGGACTAGACAATCATTGGATAATTTTGAGTGGGTTCATTGCTACGCAAATGCACTTAACGATGAATACCATTATCGATATGGCAAATTACACAAATCAGTGGTTGAAGTAATCAACAAACTGCCAGAACCGAAAAATATGCCCAGAAATGGACTCACTCCTTTTTTAATGGCTATGCCTGATGAACTCAAAGATGAAGATGATGTCATCGGTAGCTACAGGTTGTATTATCATACAGATAAAGCAACTTTTGCTAATTGGTCACACCGAGAACAACCTGACTGGTGGGACGAAGGCTTAGCATGGACAGATAGAAGAATAACAGCAGGGTAAGAAGTGAAACAACTTTGGAATGATTACATGATTAATACAGTAGTAATATATAGTAAAGAAAATTGTGGCTATTGCAAAATGGCAAAACAACTAGCAGAAAGTAAGAAATGCAATGTAGAATATAAAATGATGGGCACAGATTATACTGCTCAAGAATTTATGAAAGAGTTTCCTACAGCTAGGACTTTTCCACAAGTAATATACAATGGACAGAAAATCGGAGGCTATTCTAATTTAGTAGAAGTGCTGGAAGATGGAGTATAAGTTTAACGAAGATAAAGTACTAAACTTAGTAACAAATCATATAGTGCAAACTTATGATAAACACTACTCGCAGAATAAAATTCAAACAACAGAATTTGTTTTTGACTGCGGACATGGAGAAGGGTTTTGCATTGGTAATATAATAAAATATGCCCAGAGATATGGGAAAAAGAATGGAAAAAACCAAGATGACCTTTTAAAAATTATTCACTATGCTATTATTTTATTAGGTGAAAATATAGATGAAACAAAATCTCTACATGAGGTAGATAAGTGGCGATAAGAAGTAAATCACATGAGAACTTATCAGACACTAACATACAAAAAGTAGTTGGGTTATTAGGACAAGAAAAACCAATAACTAAGAGAGAAGCCTGTGATATTTTGAATATTAGGTATAACACGACCAGACTTCAAAAAATCATAGATGATTGGAGAGATACTCAAGAATTTCGTGCTATAAGGAAAGCACAAAATAAAGGTAAAGGTGCAACTGAAGATGAACTACGAATGGTAGTTCAATCTTACATAGAGGGCGATAATATATCAACTATTGCTGATAGAATATATCGTTCAGCTGCCTTTGTCAAAGCAATTATAGAAAGACTTGGAGTGCCTCAAAAATTAGCAGAATCAGACTGGGCAGGCATGAGAAATGCCATGCTACCTGAACAATGTGTAGCCGAAGAGTTTGAATATAATGAAAAAGTATGGTATCCTAGACATAATAAATTTGCGATAATTAAAGATGAAATTACGCAAAAGTATCAGTCAGAAAGAGGGGGATATGCTTGTTATGGGAACATAACGCAGTGTGTAAATTATGAAGATAAGTATGGAGCTAAATGCTATAAAGTATTTATACTAGAGCCATGCGATACTTCTAAAACATTTTTTCCTTGGCTTGATGGTTCGAGAACAGGATATTGGGGCAGCGCCCTAGCTTATGAAGTTGGAAGTCTACGACATTTACAAAAATACTTATAAGGAAATGAAAAATCATGTGGGACTTAATCTTAGTAGCATACTTTTCGGGAGTAGTAGTTGCAATGGCGACATTATATTATCCTAGTTATAAAGTAATAAAAGCTACAACACCTAATAATATATTAGTGCAAAAACCGATACTTAGCACTCTTGTAGTGCTACTTATTTTTTGTGTTGCATTCCCTTTTGTTGTGTATTCTTTTTTATTTGAAGAAGATAAATTTATAAAAGGATTTGCACGAGGAGTCACAGGAAAAGATGAAATTTGAAAAAGACAGTACAGCTTATACTACCTATGTAGATGGGGATAGGAGAGCTGATGTGATAAAGATTGATAACAATTGGGGTTGTCGACTTTATAAAAATGGAGAATTGCTTAAAACTGAATTTTATAGAGGACATGGAGAAATGTACGCAGAAAATGCTGCAGAGAATTTTGTTTTAGGTATTAAAAAAGTATGACAGAATTTGCATACACAACTGACGCATGGGGTAGAAGATACCATGTTAGTCAGTATAAATTAGAAGAACACAAGCATAGAGGTTGGTTTTGGGAACATGAAACAAAGATGTTTTGGAGATGGAACGATATGATTGACTATTATAGGAGAGAAAATAAGAATGATTGATTTAATTTGTATAATTCTAATATTTGCTCTTATGATAGGAGGAATATTACCAGACCCAGACCCCTCTGATTTTATAAGGGATTAATATGAATTACTTACTAGAAGCATTATGTAAAAAATTAGAAGGCGAAATTGAAGTAGCCAAAGCGAATGTAAAAGTATATCAGATAAACTCTGCGGGTATAGGAGAACACCCTGACATCGTTGAGGCTATCGAAAGTCAAATAGAGAAGATAGCAACAGCAGAAGATAAGTTAGCGGCAATCCATAACCATTTTGGTTACGGATACAAAAATAGTTCTTGACATCGCACTTATATTTTAGTATAATATATTTATGAGTGATAGATTTTACACGCAAATGAAAGACGCAACAGGTTGGTGCCCTGGCTACAGAAATACCATATCGGTTGCAGAATATGAAAATAAATTTGGAAAATTAAGGAGAAATAGAAAAATGGCTTGGACTGATGAGAAAAAGCAAGAAGCAGTAGATATGTATACTGCTGAGGAACCAACTCCAGAAAATAGTATGGAGATTGTGAAGGATATCGCTGAACAGCTAGAAGAATCACCTAATGGTGTTA